ACTTATGCCGAAATTCTTAAAGCAATTGAAGATAGAACTAAAGGTGCGGCTGACGCTTACAAACACACATTAGGCGGAAGTCTTGAAGTTGCAAAGGCTAACTTTGAAGCATTACAAATACAAATTGGAACTTATCTTTTACCTTATGCTATTCAATTTACTGACTGGATAACTAATACGGCTATTCCAAAAATGAAAGAATTTTTTGAATATATTAAAACACACACTGGTCAAGTCCAAGCATTAGGAATTGCAATTGCAGCAATTTGGATTGGTTCTAAAATAGCGGCTGGAGTTACTGCGACAATTGTTGTCGTTCGAAGTCTTATTGCTGTTTATACCGCGTTAAAAGTTGCGGCTGGTTTAGCAATGATTGCAGAAGCGGGTGCAACAGGGGGGGTAAGTTTAATCGCGGCAGGTGGGGCAATGGCGGCGGCTACGGCATTGCTTGCTGGTGTTAGCGTTCTTGCAAACAAAGCGGGTCAAGATCATGGATCAACCGCAAAACCTTTTACGACTCCAATGAGTATATCAGGTCAAACGCCTGTTCCTAAAAAACCTGGCAGTATTCAAGGTAAAGGCGTAAAAATAATTCCACCAAAATCAACTGTTGTTCAAAATATTACGGTCTACGCATCAAATACAAATGATATTTCTAAAAAATTATCCAAAGCCGCCTCAAACGGTTTGCCGATTGGGAAGAAATGACACTTAGTAACTATCAAATAACTTTTAATGGCTTAACTATTGGTTCTGGCACTCAGTATCAAATTACAAATTATGACGGTCTTGGCGGTACTGCACCGTTGCGCATACAAGACGAAAATCGTGGGTATATTGATGGCTCGTATTCAGGTAGAGATTTTTATGATGAACGGACTGTAACAATTGATATGTTAGTGCTTGGCGATGCTAGTCATTCTGCTCAGTATTATTATCAACTTTTACAGTCCGCGTTTGCGCCGCAATCCGTTGGTTTATATGTAGACCCTACTGGCAATACACCAACCGCCAGCCAATTACAATTATTTACTTATAGATTAACTAGCGATACTGGCGACAAGCGTTTATATGGTCGCGCAAGAGGATTAACTACGCCAATTGATGCCGACTTTACTTATGGTTATATTGTCACGCAAGCGCAATTTTCATTTCCAGACCCGCGCTATTATGACGATACAGGAACCACAAAAACTGGTACAAGTTTTACTTTGTCAAATAGCGGTTGGGCAATTTCATGTCCTGTTATTACTATTGCTTCTTGTAATGCAAGCGGCACAATTACAGACGGCACTTCAACAATGTCATTTTCTGGTTTGACTGCCGCGCACGCGCTGACAATAGATTTATTACAGCGCGTTGTTTATTATGATGGCTACCCTGCGCGTAATTTTATGACTTCCGCAAGTACAGGTTGGTTGCAAATTAACCCTAATACAAGTTCGGTTACTTGGACAAGTACTGTTGGTTCAATGTCTGTTACATATAGGAATGCTTTTATCTAATGGCTACGGCTGAGTTTAGATATGTAATTACAAAAGTTTATCAAAGCGGTTCTACTGCAAACCCAATTATTGCAGAACTTCCTTTTACTAATGTTAATTTTACTCAGCAGTTAAACTCTATTGGTACATTTCAAGGCGAAGTTTTGCTATCGGGAATTAACTCGTATGACTTAAATGTTTACAACAGTACAATTCCGGGTCAGACAATTCTTTGGGTTTTGTATTCGAACCCACCAACCTTTAGCGGTATTCCTGTTTGGTCGGGAGTTATTTGGAATCGTGAATATGATTCTGATTCACAAACATTACACATAACAGCGCAAGAAATGATGAGTCTTTATCAACGCCGCCGTATTGCCACTACTAAAACTTATACAGCACAAGACCCTACATATATTGCTTACAATCTTTTAACCTACACAGAAGCAAGGTCGTATGGTAAGACTGGGTTAACAAATAACTCTCCAGTTTCATCTGGGCTTACAACAACAAGAGTGTATAACGCTTATGAATACAAAACCGTATATCAAGCAATTAAAGATTTGGCAACTGGATATTTTGATTTTAAGATTAAACCTTCGGCCGCTACTGGCGTATTAACTAACAAATTTTATATTGGTATTCCGTTGGGAACTGTTTATAGTTCGTCAGACCAGTATGCTTCTGTGTTTCAATTTCCGGGAAATGTTATTTCATATTCCTTTCCCGAAGATGGGCAACAGGCGGCAAATGTTCTTTACGGTTTGGGGTATGGTGCAAATGGAACTAAATTAGTGGCAACTGCTACCGATTCTGGTATGTATACGAATGGTTTTCCACTATTAGAAGATTCGGCAAATTATGTAGATATTGGTGACATTAACTTGCTAAAGAAAGTAACACTAGGGCAACTAAATGCAACTTCTTATCCGCCAACTACTATTCAAATTGTCATTGCACCTTATGTAGACCCTTACTATACGGAATACAATATTGGAGATGAAGTTCGCTTAGATATTCGTGACGATTATTTCCCGACTGGGCTTAATGGATTTATTTTACGCATTGTTGCAATTAGCGTTAATCCTGGAGAGAATGGTCCAAGTAGAGTAACGCTTACACTTACTAGACAATTAGCGGCTGGGTCGGTGACATAATGACATTTGTAAATCTTCCACCTAATTTGCAGGATATTTTTGGCAGTATTACTGATCGCGTTGCAAAGTTAGAAACAGGTCCAAGTGAAGCAATGTATACAGCAGATACGGCACAAACAACTGCGGTTAACGCATCTGCTCAGGCTCTTGATGCGGCGGCTCAAGCCGCTTCTGCATCTGCTCAGGCATTAACCGCCCAGACTACTGCTTCGACTGCTCAAGGAATGGCGACCATTGCTTCGGCACAAGCCGTAAGCGCGCAAGCAGTTGCTAACACCGCGTATCTAGCGGCAAATGTTGCATCCGCGCAAGCAATTACCGCGCAAAATACTGCAAACTCCGCTTCTTCACAAGCAACAGTTGCTCAATCAACTGCCAGTTTTGCGCAATCATTATCTTATGCGGCATCCGCGCAAGCAACATCAGCACAAGGAACTGCGGCTCTTGCACAAACAACTGCCGATGGCAAGAATACAGTTTTTTATTCTTTATCAACTCCAGGTTCAACTGCAAATACTGCTGGTGATATTTGGTTTCAATATAGCGGTTCGGGTTTGGTTATTGCTCAGTATATTGGTCTTGGCACAACTTCATGGCAACAACAAACAATTACACAAGCCGTTATTGGCACTTTAGATGCTGGAAAAATTACAACAGGAACTTTAAGTGCAATTTCAATTGATGCAGGAACTGGCGGCACAAAGTTTAATGTTACTGCTGCTGGCTATATGTCTGCACAAGGCGCATATATTAAAGGTAATATAACGGCAGACTCAGGAACTTTTAATGGGCAAGTTAATGCCTTATCAGGATACTTTGGAAGCAATACCAATGGTTGGCAAATTAACTCAGGCGGTATTGCTGGATTAGGTAGCGGATATATTTCAGGCGGTGCAATTCAAGGCACAAGTTTCAACAATGGTTCAGGTACTTTTTATGTTAATTCATCTGGTGATTTAGTTGCTCAAAGCGTCTATATTAAAGGCGCAGTATTAGGAACTTCAGGATACTTTGGAAATGTATCTAATGGTTGGCAAATTGACGCCACAGGTATTACTGGTATTGGTTCAGGTTATATTGCTGGTGGTGCAATTCAAGGTACTTCTTTTAATAACGGTTCTGGAACTTTTTTAGTTACTTCTGCTGGAGCATTAACCGCTACAAGTGCAACCATAACTGGCGTAATTACCGCAACATCTGGTTCGTTTACAGGCACACTTACATCAACTGCTGGCAACATTGGCGGTTGGAAAATAAGTAGCGATAGAATTTATACGGGCGCTTCTTCGTCAAGCCCCGACCAAGCAATTTATTCAGCAGGTGGAGCATTATTCACGGGAACGGTTACTGTTGGTTCGCTTGGAACCGTAACAACAGCAACAATTGGCGGAAACTTAACAGCAGGTGCTTACATTTACAATACGGGTTATCCAAGTACAACGGGTGCTGCAAATATGCGAATCAACACTACAAGCGGTTTGATTGCTTATACTTCATCATCTGCTCGCTATAAAGTTGCCATTGAAGAACAACTTATACCTGCGATGTCAATTTTTTCTTTAATTCCTAAATCGTATGTTGATAAAGTGGAATCTGAAGAAAAAGGAACGACGCAGGGCTTGCAACGCTGGGTTGGTTTAATTGCTGAAGATGTAGCACAAATCCCCGTGCTTAAAGACTTATTGGTAGAATATAATGCTCAAGGTGAACCCAATTCTATTTATTATGACCGTATTGGCGTAGCGTTAATTCCTGCAATCCAAGACTTAAATAATCGTTTATTGAAGTTGGAAGGTAAATAAATGGACATAGATATAGATGAAGTGCTAAAAGCGTTACGCGAACAAATTGGCGTACTTGCACAAGAAAAAGCGGTATTGACTGCTACTATTGTGACATTACAAACAGAACCGACCACAAAACTCACCACAAAACCGTAAGGTGTAATCATGACAATAGCAAACTGGGCAACACTACTTGTAGCAATTTCAACACTAATAGGCTCTTTTGCTTTTAGTATTAGATTCCTAGTTAAGCATTTCTTATATGAACTTAAACCAAACGGCGGCACTTCGCTAAAAGATTCAATTTCAAAACTAGAGGCTCAAATGGAAATTGTATTAGGACTATTGGGAAAAAAATGACAACAATAATTGAAGCCGCAGTTTCTAAATTAGGTTATGCAGAAACTGGCAATAATGACACAATGTTTGGCAAATGGTATGGCTTAAATAATCAACCTTGGTGTGCGATTTTTGTTTCTTGGTGCTATTCAGAAGCAGGATTGTCTTCTTCTATTACCGCACAAACCAAAAAAGGATTTGCTTCTTGCGATGCTGGCTTAAAATGGTTTGCAAAGAACAACAAATTGGTGCCAGTAGGTCAAGCAATTGCAGGTGACATAGTTTTTTATCAGTTTGATACCGATGCTCAGCCAGACCATGTAGGAATTGTCAAAGGCAACAATACGACTTTGAAATATATCTACGCTTACGAAGGTAACACTTCAGGCGACACAAAAGGAAGCCAGTCGAACGGCGGTGGCGTATACTTAAAAAAGCGAGGCTATGGTACAATTATGGCAGTCGCTCGACCATAGAGAGGGCAAGACATGGATACGAAAATGACAGCAGTAGTTAAATCTTATTTACGTGGCGTTCTAGTAGCGATCACTCCACTCATCGTAATTCACACCACTGACGTTTGGGCTTATGTAGTTGCAATTTTGGCAGGCGTCATTAGCCCTGCTTTGCGCGCTATGGACGGCAAAGATCCAGCGTTTGGAATGGTCGCAGACATAGTTGATGTCGAAACAGATAAGTTGGCTAAGAAGACAGCAGCAAAGAAAAAGTAGCAAGATAAGATCCAACCGTCAGCGTGTCGTGCGTTGGCGGTTGTTTCTTTTTGCGTTACGCTTTGTCGTAGAGAGGCGACCCCTATGACGCTTGCAGATAGATACAAACAAACCCTCACCAGCCAACCTTGCCCATACATGCTCACAGTCAATTCAATGTCGGCTGAGGATCAAAAAACACTTGAAGAGATGTGGGCAAACGGGATTTCTCAAAGAACAATACTGCGCTTGTTGCGCGCTGAAGGATACAAGACAAGTAATGAAGCGATCATGGCGCATAGAACAAAGACGTGTAAATGTCCAAAGTGAATGAAGTCTTGAACAATAGAGAGATCGAATACGGATCTGCTCATACTAACTTTGCGCAAGTGGGTAGGGGTTGGGGCGCACTGCTAGGCGTAGATGACATACCTGCTTGGAAAGTCGCGCTGATGATGGATTTTTTCAAGTCAATACGTTGCGCAGCCAATCCAGCGCATGAAGATAGTTGGATAGATAAGCAGGGGTACACCCAACACGGGCTAGAGATTGCGATGACTGATGAGCCTTAAAGATCAATTAGACAATTTACCTGAAGAAATAGAAAGCCAGGACGTAAAAGAGTTGCGTTCTGCGCTGATCCGATTGCAGAAACAATTGCGTCAATCTAAAGAGCGCACTCAGGATCTAGTTGAAACTTCACATCAAGCCGCGTATGACGCGATGATCACAATGGGCAAAGTTGTTAACGTGCCTGCTCCAAATACGGATAAGCGCAAAATAAAAGCGGAAGTTGCGCTTTGGCACATGACCGATTGGCAAGGCGCAAAACGCACCACCTCATACAACAGTGAGATTATGCGTAAACGCGTCTTAGAGTTTTGCCAGAAAGCAGTGCGAATCACTGAGATCCAGAGAGCAGATCACCCAGTCAAAGAAGTAACAATTTGTTTCGGCGGAGACATGGTAGAAGGATTGTTTAACTTTCCAACGCAGGCATTTGAGGTAGACGCGACATTATTTGAACAATATGTGAACGTATCTCGATTGTGTGTTGATGTAGTGCGCTATGCGCTTTCTAATTATGAAAAGGTCACAGTAATTGCAGAGTGGGGTAATCACGGGCGGATCGGATCCAAGCGCGACAACGTGCCACGCTCAGACAATTTTGACCGTATGTGCTACGAACTTGCCCGTCAGTTGCTTCAAGGGGAGAAGCGGCTGACGTGGCAAGATTGTCCTGAAGACATACAACGCGTAGAGATCGGCAATTATCGCGCACTACTTATTCACGGAGATGAGGTGGGCAGAAATGGATTTGCTAGTCCAGGAGCAATTGTTCAACACGCAAACAAGTGGCGCTCAGGATCTTATCCGTGGGAGTTCAGAGACGTATACATTGGTCACTATCACACGCACTCAGAGTGGGCTATGGCAAACGGTCAAGGTAGTGTCTATCAAACGGGTAGTACGGAGAGTGACAACAGGTACGCAGGTGTAATGCTTGCGGCGAGTGCAACACCGTCTCAAAGATTACATTTTATTGATCCAGTTAAGGGACGCGTGACGGCAGTGTATAAAGTGTGGCTTGATTAAACAATGACAGAAGCGATCAAGTTTGTAACTTTTGATGAAGTAGAGAAGATCATTGATAATTCAATCAAAGGTACGAACACTAGGTTTCTGTCGTCTGCTCACTCGTTGTGGTATCGGTTTGGCAATTACGATAAGACGCCACCTATGAGTTATGAGATAAATGGTGAGGTCGTATCGCTGATCTTTGCTACTTACAATCGTGATACCTATTCCAATCTGTATGAAATTGTCACAATTCAAGGCAAAGAAGCAAATGGATACGCTACAAGAATTTGGGACATCTGGATAAATTATGCGGTTCAAGAACGCCAGATAACCAGATTGAAAATGTCTTGTACGCCAAGTTCTATTACGTGGCACCAACGCAACGGTTTGCTTTGGTGGGCGGTAGATCCCTCTGGTTCTTTGAGATCAGATCAACCGTTGTTTTCCACTAGGTCAGAACAAATTGCGTATAGGGAATTCGCTATATCCAACCCGATAGCAGCATTGCCACCAGCAAAGGTAAGACGTAAATTGCTTGCTGAGGGATTGGAGAATTACGCGTGGGGATCGAAGAAGAGATCCAAAACGGAAGAAGCAATTAAGGCAGCAGGGCAATCGTGGTTACGTGAGACTATGATTAAAGCGGATTGTCCAACATAGCGTCTATCGCATCATCTATTGTATTGGCTGCGTGTTCAGTGGCACAATTGCCGCAATTTTTACACATCAATCTTCGTCTTCATCACCGTCAAAAATGAACGGATCCACGGCGCGAATGTCAATACCTACTTCTTTACAATGATCCAGAGCCGCTTTGAACAATTCCAGAGCGCGGTTGCTCAGATCCGTAAGTTGATCTGGATACGATGACTCGTGCTCCACCTCAATCCATAATTGGTGCAGGCTAATAGCAATCTTGCCGCTGGGCGGGGTATCGGGGATCTTGGACATAGGCTAAGTCTGCCATCTTTTACAGGGAAAAACCAGAGACTCGCCAGCCGAAATGCCCAGATCTTGTAATTCATGGGTCATAATTGTCAGGACAGGGCAAAAACTGCCCCCCAACCGAAAGGCAAACACATGGCAGGTAAGTTTGATCTAGAAAACTACGAGACGGTGGAACTCAGATTACGCCGTTTGTATACCAAATTCCCAGAAGCAAGAGTTTTGACAGATCTTGTCTTCCACGATGACCGCCGTTTTATTATCAAAGCGGAAGTTTATCTATCAACAGATGATCTAAGTCCAGTAGCCACAGGTTACGCTGAAGAGATCGTAGGAGCATCACCCGTAAATAGAACCTCAGCACTAGAAAATGGAGAAACCAGCGCAATTGGCCGCGCAATTTCCAATTCTGTAATGTGTTTGGAAGCGCCAGTAGGCGCTCGTCCAAGCCAGCAAGAGATGCAGAAGGTAGAGCGATACAAGGCTGAGCCGCGTATGCCAGTGACTAAGGCTAAGGAATGGACACCCGCTGACGAAAAGCAAGCGCTATTAGCAATTGAGGCGGCAAACCTCAGCAAAGATATAAATAAATTAAAAGAAATTTGGGACGCGAACAAGGTAGTTGCGGATCTGGAAATTGACGGGATAACTTTGCTATCAAAGGTCAATCAAAAGAAGGCTGAGTTCACAGGTGAATAAGGATTGGAGCAATACACCAATTCTTCCATACGCAGGAACTATGGGTTGGGACGGATCTGGCGCTACAAGTCTCAATCAATCTTTGACACTCAATCACGTTAGGCATCAAGGCAAACGCGGTCTAACTTGGTACGAATTGGCTGAGATTACTAACTGGCATCACGGAACGGCTTCTGGTCAATTATCAGTATTAGACAAAGTTGGTCTGATTAGACGCCTGAAAGAAAAGCGCGGTAGATCCTCAGTTTATGTGTTGGCTCAATATGTAAACGGCAGGGAGATTGCCAAGCGTAAACAAGGCAAACTAAAGTTAGTCATAGATCTGGCTGACGGGATTGATCGTCAAACGATTATTGATTACATCAATTGCGTGGCGCTTTGCAAACTAGAAGAAGACGACAAAGAAATCATTGGTTGGGAGTGGAAATGAACAAACTTGAATTGCTGAGCGCAATGACGAAGGTAAATGCTGCGCTTAATACAAACGATCACGGACAACTAGCGCTGGCGTTAGGAATGACAAAAGCAATGGTAGAAGAGATGTCAATTGCGGAGATTATAGAAGCAATGACAGTACGGCTATCAGACCTCAATAAAGAGTTGGAAAGGGAGTTACATAAATGAGCAATCAAAAGAAGTTCAAAGCACCGCAGGGCTGGGTGACGGCGGTACACATTAACGCGATTGGTATCACTGAGGTCGCCAAGCGTTTGGAGATCAAAGCCAGTGTTTTGGCTTTGGCTATGGAAGAAAGCGGCTTCCAAATGCTCCCTGATCCTATGGACATAAGCGCAGATACCGCGAAAGTAATGATGATCGAAGAAAAAAAGACTGAGACGAAATTAGAGGTAGTGCCAAATGAGCCAAATAATAACGCCGCAGATGATCGAACAGAAACTGCGTGATCTATCTAAAGAAGTAGATCAATCTCATAGAGATCTTGCTGAGGCTGAACAAGTTTATTACACTACAAAAGCCAAGTACGAATTGGCGTTGGCAAAGTCACGTTTATCGATTGCTGGTAAACAAGACATGAAACTAACCGTGTCAGACAAAACAGACATGGCGCTAGTCTCTACTGAGGATCTACATTTACAAATGGCTATCGCAGAGGCAATGGTGCGCGCAGCAAGATCCAACGCTCAACGCATTCGCACGCAGGTAGACATAGCCAGATCAGTCGGTACATCAGTTCGCACAAGTATGGAGTTATCGTGAGTGGGCCATACGGGCGCGCGCAGTGCGATCCTTGTGAGCAATTTGTAGAGAAGATTTGTGCCATGACTGGTAGTTGTACAGATTGTTGTACAGATTGTCAGAAGATAGGAACAGAACATGAGTGACAATGAGGCATTCTCCACAACACCGCTAGGGCAATCAGTCTTCTTCGCTTACGTTGAGGCATACGCCAAAAAGCACAACATCACAAGAGAAGAAGCGATAGTCCAACTAAGCAATGGAGATACTGATGATTGATTTGAACGAGATGCTCGTGAAATCTTTACACGCGTTCGATGCCAGCAGGTCGAGATCTCAGCAGGTTGAGGTTGGGCCAAGCAGCATTGGCGGTTGTCGCAGGCGTGTCTGGCACGACTTAAAGCAAACGCCAGAGACCAACCCCAATACTGAGTCACTCGCCGCAATTCTTGGCACGTTTATTCATTCTGGAATTGAGAAATCAATTAGGCGCGAAGATCCCTTCGGCGATAACTTTATTATCGAAGGTGAGTTCAAGTCTGGAGATCTCAAAGGTCACGTAGATCTATTTATCAAAGACATAGGTTTGGTCGTGGATTGGAAAACTACGAAGGTCAAATCATTGCGCTATTTCCCGTCACAGCAACAACGCTGGCAGGTTCAGATCTACGGTTGGTTGCTGGAGCAGAACGGTCACGCGGTAAATGAAGTGGCGCTAGTGGCAATTCCGCGTGACGGCGAAATGGCAGACATACGTGTTCATAGAGAAGCCTACGACGCTCCAACGGCATTGGCTGGTATTGCGTGGCTTGAAGCCATAAAGTTGATAGTAGAGAACAACGATCCAGCGCCACTGCCAACAGAGACGCCTTTGTTCTGTACTAAATACTGCACTTACTATGATGCGACAGGAGAAGTAGGTTGCCCAAGTACGAAGAAATAAATTGGGACATTGCTGAGTGTCGCGGTATGTACACCGATCTGTTCTACCGCGTAGAAGAAGAGCGCAGCGCTGACGCATACATCTATATAAATGCGGTCAGGGAAGTATGCGCGCGCTGCCCTCTTTGGCAACAATGTTTCCAATACGCCTACGAACATGAACGGTATGGAGTTTGGGGCGGAATGACCTCACTTGAACGAGCGTCATTTCACGCACCAGACAAATATCCCAACCAACGGCAGAGGGCGCTGAGATCGTTATCGGATTTCGGCATCACATTAGAGAACATTAGGAGATCAATTGAGCATACGTCTCATGTCGGAAGTTTGGCTAACAAGGCTTCCACTGACTGAAAAGATGATCTTGCTTGTCATTGCAGATCACGCCAGCGATGACGGGACTGAGGCTTGGCCGAGCCAGATCACGATTGGCAAGAAGGCTAGTGTTAGCGTTCGTACTGTTCAGCGCTCAGTCAATTCTTTGGTAGCCAAAGGTTACCTTCGGCTCCAGAAGGGCGCTGGTGGATCAGCCACGTGCCGAGAAGATCGCAGACCTCATAAGTACACAATCAATCTTGCTGTTCTACGGGGCGACTCTCAGACCACTCGTAAAAGACGGGGCGACTTAGAAGACTTGGACGGGGCGACTTTGGCGCCGTCTACGGGGCGACTCTCACGACCTATGAACCTTCCTTTAGAACCACCCATAGAGACACCCGTAATTATCAATACGGCATTTGATTTATTTTGGAGATCTTTTCCATTGAAAGTCAGCAAAGGAGCAGCGCGCAAGGCTTGGGACAAAGCCACAGCAAAGGTAGATCCAGAAGTCATTATCACTGGCGCGATAAATTACGCCCGAGATCCAAATAGGCACCCGTCCTTTACTGCTCACCCTGCGACTTGGCTCAATGCCGAAAGGTGGGGGGACGAACCGTTGCCGCCATTGGAGATCAGTACGGAACAGAAACGTGTCTTAGAAGCCGCAGCAGCCCGTTTGAAGACTGAAAAAGATAGGGCTGACAGTTTGGCTTGGTTTGCCGAACAAGAGGCTCAGAAAGGCAGATCAGTACCAATGCCAGAAAACTTGAAGAAATTAGTGCGACAAAATCTTCTGTAACCATTACACTTTATGTAACTATTACAGAAAGGTAGAGACGATTGCCAAAGACAACCGTTGTTGAACCAATGCATCTCAATATGGGAGATCACGTAGTAATTAATAATCAAGAACTAACAGTAAAGTATGTTGATACGCCAGATCGAATTGGAACTTTTGATTTGTACGGAACAGATCAGAACGGGCGCGACCGACACGCAATTGTTACAGGTCTGGTTACAATAGTCGTGTGATCCAATTTCGCGTAGACGGTAAGCCCATACCCCAAGGGTCGATGTCTGCTGTCAATGGACATATATTTCATTCGCAAGGATCAGCGTTGGCTTCTTGGCGCGCAGGAATTGCGATAGCGGCGCGACACGCGGGTGCTCAGCCGTCGTCTAGACCGATCTTGATGACAATGGTGTTTGTATTTCAAAAGCCTAAGACCGTTACAAGATCCGAGCCGACCGTTCCACCTGATCTGGACAAACTCGTACGGGCTGTCCTAGACGGTCTGACGGCGGTCGCCTATAAGGACGACTCTCAGGTGACTGAGATCCGTGCAGCCAAGGTTTACGGGGCTAGACCAGGCGTAGAGGTACAAATAGTCGAGAAATACACATGAAATAAATCGCAAAAACTTTGTCAAATAGTATTGACCTTAGACCCGCCGACCCCCAAAATTATCTTATTGAGGCCAGATCGGCTTCTACGAGATAGAAGGCAGGTAAGTAATTATGATCAAGACATGTGACGAGTGCCAAACAGATTTCAACATTTTCCAAGGCGGCTTTGGTAATCAATTCTTCGTCGTTTGCGATAAGTGCTGGAAAACCGAATTACAACGCCGCGCAACAGGTGGCGTATTCGCGAAAGGCGGTAAATAATCATGGCGAGTAACGTGGTTAAAAAACTTCAAATTGAATTAGATGGACATAGTTTCTCTGATCTTGCAGGTTTGATTGAAGAGAAGGTCATTGAGAAGATCCAAGAACTCATTGAAACTGAATGCTCAGAACTATCGAACATGGGAGATGACGGCAACACAGAACTCTCTTTGGAAGACACTGATGTTTCAGTGACAGGTGACGGCTTAGAAGCCACAATTTATTTCAACCGCGAGTCAGGCAAATTCGCGTCAACAGGCGACATAGAAGACGAAGTTATCAGTCGTCTGCAAAATCAAGATATTGAAGTGTCATTTAACTTTTCACTTGTAATCTAACAGAAGGAAGGCGAAATAATGAGCAACAAGGCATTTATTTGCAAGGGTTGTAACAAGACTGAGGACGTGTTAGCGATGTTCCCAAACAATCTATGTTTGATCTGCTACGCGATGACTCCAGAGGCAAACCGCGTGATTACGGCGGAAGAGTTGGCTCAAATGTGGGGTGGCAAATAATGACAACACTACCAATGCTAATTATTTGTTCATGGTGCAATAGCAAAACACCTATGAACACAAACAAAATGTGGTGGAACTTTGACGACAAGGTATGGGCAGATCCGATTGGGTATTGCTCAGAAGATTGTATTAAACAAGCGCAAGCGCGCAAAGAATTGATTAAACAGAGAGCAGGTATGTAAATGATTACAAAGCGTGGCAAGCGCGTACGCGCAGTGGCAATTCTTGTCGGTCTGTTCCTCTTATGGCAGATTGCTACAAACGTGTGGTGGGTTGGTATCGGCGCTCCAACGGCAGATTTCTTGGGCTGGTGCTTTGACGGCATGACCGAATGTGTGGTGCTGTAATGGCTAAGTTCAAAGTAGAAATAGAAGTTGAGATCCAAACAGATTTAGCGACATACGCTAATCGGCAAACTCCAGCCAGCCAATCAATGCTGGTCGGATTAGCAAAGGATCAGTTATGGCTAGATGTCAATGACGCGGTTCGCTTGTACGGTATTCAAGGGCGCGTGTTCAGAGTAGCCAAGGTGCAGTCATGATTGCCTGTGAGATGTGCGGTAAACCTTCGCGGGTTCTTTGGCACCGCTGGTTCAAGTATGACAATGGAGATCAGGCGCGTTATCAGATCTGCGCAAAGTGCGTAGATATCCACGACATGAGTTTGAAGGGACAGGTGAATGTCTAACACATACGAAGGTTGGAAGAACCGCCAGACATGGAATGTTGCATTGTGGCTTAACAACACTTATGACATTTACGTTGCAGCAGTGCGATTTATGGAAATCAACCCAAAATTAAAGCGACCATACACGCAATTTATTCTTAGCGCGGGTTTAGAAAGCGAGCGCACAGACGACAACATTGCTTGGCTAGGATCTCGTTTGGATCACAAATCACTGGACGACATGATGAGAGAGTTGGTGGCGTAAATGGGTTATTGGCATGGCTCAGGAACGCTAGGACACACAATCACCCGCGAAATAGTTTGCGCAGAAAAGTGCGAACCTTGTCAAGAAAACAAAACTACTTGCTCAGCAGTCTGGGAAGAAGACTTTGAAACAGACGATTGGGGCAACGTAGAGCAGGAAGTGAGTTGCAAGATCTGCAATCACAGTTTCACATACAAAGAAGAGAGAGAGTGAAGGCAATGGAAGATTACATATTTCAGTTATCTGCTTCATCAGACGGCGCTGTGACATATACAAAAATGTTCAACAATGCGCTGGACGCTGTGAGGGTCTATAACTCATTTGTAGATTACGGCTTTGCCCGTTATGAGCGTGAGATTGTTCTGGTTGAGCCTAACGGCAAAGTTCATACCAAGATCTTTCAAGTGCCATACGCAATGGCTATGTCTCACAAAAAAGGTGAGTGTATATGTCCAGAATTAGCGTAAAATAGATCCTGTCCCAAAATCAACCGAAAGGCGAAAACATGGACACAATGATTAAGCGCTGCATCTGCGGCAGTTGGATTTACGGTATCAATGCTTGCGAAGTCTGTAGAAAGTTGGCGATCGGCTAACCGCTGAAGCGTGTTGCACAAATCCTTTTAAGTGCTGCGTTAGCAGTAGGAATTGTGTTTGCGTCCCCTAGTCAGGCGCAGGCTCCAACAGATTACATAGAATTGCTGGCGCCAAAGCAATACGCAGAGATCAGGGTTGCTGCGATTTGGGGCAACCGAAAGCATTACGGGTGTCTGGCGTCTCTCTGGGGCAAAGAGTCTGGGTGGAACCCAAAAGCCTTCAACCCAACTAAGGTCAATGGACGCAATGCGGGTGGCATACCGCAGATCTTGGGTTTGTCGCCTAAACTACCCGCACACGTTCAAATTGATCTTGGTCTAAAATATATAAAGCACCGATACTCCAACCCTTGCAGCGCTTGGGCTTTTTGGTTATCCAAGGCTAAGAAGGGAACTGGCTGGTACTAATGACTACCTCACCGTTTGGATTACCTTTGCGCATAGAGACACCGAACATAGATCCTACTGAGTGGGAAGAAGATGAAGACGAAGAGGAAGATGATTGATAAAAAGATTGTTGTGCTGGTCGAACAACGCGCCAAGGGTTATTGCGAAGTCTGCGGTGATCCTGCGCAGGAAACAATGGCGTTACATCACCGCAAATTAAAGTCACGCGGCGGTAAAGACAGCGCCAGCAATCTAATCCGCGTTCATCATTCGTGTCACAACATGAGTACGGGTAGCATTCACGCCAACCCCGCTTGGGCTGAGGATCAGGGGTTCATGGTTCCTTCGTGGAGAGAGCCAAGCGAACACCCAATGCGTACGCCTGAAGGCGGAATTGTTTTATTACAGAATGACGGTACTATAATTACACTAGAAAGAGGCAAACATGGACATAGTAATTAAAGGCAATTTAGGCACGGATCCAGAACTAAAGTTCACAAAGAACAATAAGGCTTACGTTAGTTTCAGTTTGGCTTATACGCCACGCGTAAAGCAGGGAGAAGTCTGGATTGACGGGGAAACTATTTGGTTTCGAGCAGTCCAATGGGGCGAAAAGTCTGAGTTGCTAGTAGATAATTTATCAAAAGGCGATACCGTGTTGATACAAGGATCTTGGAAGCCAAGCGCCTACACAGGCAAAGACGGCATAGAGAAGACAGGTTTGGAGTTGAACATCAACGAAATTGGCAAAGTCATCAAGGCTAACGCTCGCGCATCAAGACAAAGCGAACCAGCGCCATGGTAGATCCAATACGCCTATCGGCAGACCAGACCGCTGAGCGATTGAACATTACACTCAATCACTTGCGCCAATTACAATTTCGCAAGCAGTTGGTGTGGAAGACCAAACAAGGCAAGGCTGTTTTTTATGTCGAAGATGACGTAATTGCCTACGCAGAGATAAGAAAGGCGAAGCATGAAACTAGACAAAGAAAGAGTCAATGACGCTTTAAATCGTTTTGCAGACTCACTGCGCTCACGTGGTCATGAAGATCTGGCGTTTATGATTGAAAATTACGATGTGCTACTCAAAGAAGAATGGCAAGCAGAACAAACCGAGCCAAAGAAGCGCCAGCCCCGTAATAAATTGTAGTATTTACGAATGGCACTAACAATCGAAGCGGATCTCACCATTGAAGAAATAGATGAGGCGCTGGCTCATGCCAGTAAGATGCTGCAAACAGATGTGTATGGCAACCGCATGGATTGGCGCAAACGACAATTATTGAATGGCAGCATAGACGATCTACTTGACGCAAGATTACAGTTGCGTGTAAGGTCGTAGCATGGAAATCATCAAGGCACAGGTAACAGAACTCAACGAGTACGCCAATAACCCACGCAAAGGCAATGTGGATCTTATTGCCGAGTCATTGTCTAAATATGGTCAATACAAGCCAATTACGGTAAACAAAGAAAACAACGAAATCTTGGCAGGCAATCACACATACCGTGCTGCCAAGCAATTAGGTTGGGAGACAATTGACATAGTCTATGTAGATGTAGATAGCGTCACCGCAGCCAAGATCGTCGCAATTGACAACAGATCATCAGACATTGGGCAATACGACAATAAGATTTTGGCTGATTTATTAAACAGCATGGACAACCTTGAAGGATCTGGATACACGTTCGATGAATACGATGACCTAAAGGCTGAAATCCAAGAACGAGATTTACCAGTATTAGACCAAAAAACTACGTTCACTTCACTACAAGTAGGCGAAACAGGTCAATCTGGTACTACTTTTATACCTTCTTTGAGCGATTATGCAGAACGTTATGTCAATAAAGCGACGCGTATGCTCATGTGCGATTACCACAACGACATTTATGTTTGGCTAATAGACGCTTTGATAGAATACCGCGCAGCAAATAACTTAGTCAGCAACGCTGACGCCATAGTTAAATTGCTAGAAGACGCAGTAGGAAAGAAAAGCCCAAGTGAAACTAACTGAGTTACCTGTTCATAAGATCAAGCGCGTTATGTCTGTCGAAGACGCTTCAGCGCTAGTAGGTACTGTTGTTCCTGATTACAAGGCAAACTGTACCGAAGCAGGTATTTGGGTAGATGAGGACACAGACGAAGTTATTTTCGTTTATTTCCCGATGGAAGAAGAAGTCGAATTGTTGCGAGCCTCAGTGCTAAAGATCAATTACGGTCAAACAATTAGACAATCAACAGGCTTAAAGAACGCGTCACGCACCTTTGGAATGGCTCCACGCAAGATCTTCCAGCGCAGAGAGAGTTGCAGACCAACGACATTGGCACAAGAACAGCCCAACGAACACGCGGTATTGATCGCTTTCGCTGAAAAGTTTGCCAATATGTATAAAGAGTTCGCGCCTGATCTGTATGAGGCGGATCGTAAAGCACTCTCAGACAACAATGTATCTGATGAGTGGCGCATGACTGATGACGCACTTTGGACTTCTGGCGTGGTCAATAAAGCCTCAACACTTCCTTATCACCGAGACGGTTTCAATTTCGCTACGTGGTCGGCAATGCCAGTGATCCGCAGAAAAATGAAAGGCGGATACCTAACACTGCCTGAATACGACTTCACTTGTTCTTGTCGTGACGGCTGGGTGACTTTCTTTGCTGGATACAAGTACGTTCATGGCGTGACACCAATGACGCCTAGCGCTGATGACTCATACCGTTACTCAATTGTTTATTACGCATTGCGTGGAATGAAAGATTGTTTCACTTACGCGGTAGAGACAGCGAAGGCACGTGAGAGCAGGACTGCGCGTGAGGACAACATGGCAAAAGCGCTCAAAGGCGAAATTGCTATGCCAACCTTGGGCAACGGTAAGTGAGTCTTTGGTCTGATTACACACAGTTCCATGAAGCGCAAACTCAGTCGCGTGACATGGATCCTGCTTATCCAGTATTGAAATGGTTTGCTGACTCTATGAATAGAGAAAGCGGTTTGTGGCTGACTTTCTTGTTTGTCGGTTATTACCACATGGGCTCAGCGCTCAAAGCGTTCAGTTTGTATCCCACACCCACGGTTCCAGCGCAAGAAGATCTGAAATTACCAATCGCGCAGCCACGCAGATCTCACAGAGCCACACTGCGATTCGCACAACACCTGGACTCACTTTGTGCCAAAGCAGAAGAACACGGCGGCTTGGGCACTTGGCTGGATAGCGCAAGTGAGTCTGAGGATCCAATCACAAATTGGAAAACACTCAATGATGAACTAGCAACGGTGTTTGGTAACGGGCGTTGGGCAGCGTACAAAACAGCAGAGATCTTGTATAAATCTCACGGGTTCAATCTGGAAGTACCTGATATGGGCAACGCAAACTCCAGTGGGCCACGCAAAGGGCTGGGCTTGTTCTTTCCTGGGCTACCGCAAGGCAATTCACCCACTGAAGTAGCACAATTAGATGATCTGAGCACAAAGGTTGTCGATTATCTTCAAGGCAAAGTTTCACAAGTCAGCATGGAGACTGCTGAGACTTCATTGTGTGATTTTTATGCAATGACCAAAGGGCGTTATTATGTCGGCATAGACATAGATGAGATGCAGGAGCAGTTGTTACGCGTCCCTTCTGACTTAACTGAAATGGCTTTTAAAGCCAGACACGACACATTACCTCATGCCTATTTAGGCGAATTAAACGACTGGGAAGGCATAGACAAAATGCGCAAATCCGTTTATCGCAACACACGCCAGATCGCGCTTAGATGAAACTTATTGTCATAGGCGCTGGTATTGCAGGATCATCAGCCACGCGTATAGCGCGCTCAAAGGGGTGGGACGTGACATTAATTGACCACGCACCAGAGCAATCAGCGTCCAGATCCGCGCTCGCCACAATTAGACCGACTTGGTTCAATAAGGCTGAGCGTAAAGGTCTTGAAAGATCTTGGGAGTGGTACAGCACTTGGGGAGCAGCGGGTACAAGAGAAGCACACGTATCGAATTGGAAGAACAAAGAAGTTAAAACACAGAAAGATTGGTGGCTAGTAGATCCAATTCTTCCACTTGTGGCACCAGATCTTGTCGAGCGCGTAGTAGGGATCTATAAGACATTCGTCACCACGCCTACGAAAGAGATCGCTGCTGACGCTATCTTGAATTGTACGGGTGCGTACGGGGACGATCTGGCGCATGATGTGACATTATTTGCTGGCGTCACTTGGATCTCGCATAACGCAGAATTGGATTATTCACCATACCGTGTCCACCATTTGAGACCATACAAATCACTCTCAGCGGCGCAGATCAACGGGGTGACGCGTGTTGGATCCTCAATAGCCAAAACAGCCGATAAAGCCATAGATGACGGCAAAGAATTACTGATGACGGCTATTGCGTTAGGCATAATAAAGTCAGGAGATTGGGAGATGTCGTTGGGTTGGAGAGCCAAGGGCAAAGGCGGCTTACCGATCTATCCTGAGTTGGGTATGCGCAACGCTTATTTCTCAGGATTAGCCAGAAGCGGTTATGGGCTATCACCTGCAATTGCGGAGAAATGGCTGGACAGTCTATAGTTACTAAATTACAAAGGGGGCAGAATGGAAAAGAAGATAGGCAAGTATTGGTTTTATTGGGGCAGGACAAGCGGGTTTGCTGTGGGTCTGGCTATTGATAAATACCACTGGAGCATTGACTTTGGGTTCTGGTACATAGGGCAGGAGTTCTAATGAAGATTATTTATTTGATAGGCGCACCAGGATCAGGCAAGACAACACTCACTGAGGCATTTACAAACGATTGGATAGACCACGCAAAGCATGAACAACCCATTAAATTCAGATCGCACCATACCCCACATGGCGACGCACTCTCACTTGGTTGGCTCAGACCAGCGTTTGGCGGAACAGACACGCTTGGTAATGCGGCGATACTTTCTATTGAACCGTGGCTACCAGGGATCGCCAAAGATTATGAGATCATTTATGGAGAAGGCGACAGACTAGCCAATGCGCGCTTCTTTGATTTGTGTAAAAGCGTTGGAGATTTCCACTTGTTTTATCTCAATACAGAGCCAGCATTGTGCGCTGAGCGCAGGGCGCAAAGATCTTTACTAACAGGCAAGACACAAAACCCTTCTTGGGTCAAAGGCAGAGACACGAAGCACCGCAATCTTGCTAGTGCATATAAAGCCTTTGAGATCCCTTCTGGATTATCACCGCAAAGTGGCGCAGAACTGATGCGTAATGTAATCTTTTCCTGACGAATAGGAAATCTACATGAGAAAAACACCAAAGCCAGAGCAGATAGACAAAGAGAAAAAAGTGCTGGAGTTGAAGCGCTCAGGTGCTACTTGGGACGCTATCGCTGAGGTAGTTGGATACGCGAACGCGTCAGGGGCGTTCAAGGCTTACAAGAGGGCAATGGTAAGAACACTCCAGCAGCCAGCAGATGCGTTGCGTGAGGCTGAGATAGATCGCCTAGACAGATTACAAAGGGCGTATTGGTTTGAGGCAATCGGCGATAGGGACAACCCGCCTATCCATAAATCAGCAGAGATCGTATTAAAGATAATTGACAGGCGCGCAAAGTTATTAGGGCTAGACGCTCCAACTAAGATCCAAGCAGAGGTGGTCACGTATGACGCAAGTGGAGTTGAAGCCGATATTGAAAGGATCGCCTATAACATCAGAGGAATGGATAAGGGCATCACGATGGCGTTGGAAGCAGGAGCAGGCGCGAACGGAACAATTACCACCTGACGGTGATTGGAACATCTGGCTATATATGGCTGGACGCGGTGCGGGTAAGACAAGAACGGCAGCAGAATGGCTTGCTTGGGAAGCAATCACTCAACCCAATACGCGTTGGGCGATAGTTGCGCCTACTTACGGTGACGCAAGAGATACGTGCGTTGAGGGTGAGTCAGGTGTGTTGAACATTCTTAGAAGATACAAAGCGCTCAGGGATTGGAACAGATCCCTTGGAGAGATCCTTTTAACAAACGGATCGCAGATGAAACTATTCTCAGCAGATAAACCTGACCGCTTTCGTGGGCCACAGCATCACGGTGCTTGGTGTGACGAGTTAGCAGCATATAGATATTCTGACGCCTGGGATCAGTTGCAGTTCGGCATGCGTCTGGGAGATAAGCCACGCATTGTGGTCACAACAACACCTAGACCTACTACGCTGATTAGATTACTAGCAAAACGCAATGACGGCTCAGTAGTTATCACTCGTGGATCTACCTTTGACAATGCCGCCAATCTTGCACCCTCAGCGCTATTGGAGTTGGAAGCCAGATACGCAGGTACCAGATTAGGGCGCCAAGAGTTGTTTGGCGAGATCTTGGACGATGTGGAAGGCGCGTTATGGACTCGCAAACTAATTGATGATGCAAGAGTGGATAGCGCACCACCACTTGTTCGAGTTGTAGTTGCCATTGACCCTGCG